GGCGTAATAGCTATGAAACTATGACGGAGGGGCAAGGTCTCGTGAATCACCGAGCCCCTTAAACGCCATTTTCACACGGAAAATCCAATATCCGTATGTTGTGCCATTCTGACCAGTCAAGACAGATCCAAACATAGTTGGGACCTGCCGATCAAGAACGTCAGAGTTTGCACTCTCGGTAGGATCAACACAAGCATACCAAGTACGACTGGTTGCTCGAGTATTATCATACCGCTTGACAAACCCAAGATTAGCCTGATGGGCAGTCATGCCTTGCTCATTCGCCACAGTAGTGGCCAACGCGGCAAAACTAGACTTACCAAAGACCATGAGTTCTGGATTGTTGATAAAACAACATTGAATGATCCCACCAATTGATGTACCAACTGATGGTATCCACTCTGCTTCCATTGACAATATCCGGAAAAACTCATACGCAGCGCCAAGCTTAACCAAAGGGTCGGTAAACATGTCGTTGTTGTATGGGTTAGCCAAAAACGTGAGACCCACTGTACCAGTGGTCTCACCAGTTGAATTTGGAACGGAAACATAGGACGAAGTGGCAACACAAACGTCGGACCCAAATCCCTTCGATCGGGTCCGGTTCTTGGACGGTCTCTGAACCAAGGTACCGGCCATAGCTCGCTGCATTTCGTGATTACGTTTAGTACGCGCCATTGTGGATGGCTATTTATCAAGTAATTTACTAAAGTTTGTGATCTCGCCAAAGATCAGGGGCTTACACCCGTCACCATATTCCATAGTGGCAGCCATAGACTCAAGGGCTATCTGCTCATCAGGCTTCATCCCAAAACCAAGCCAAAACGAGTATCTAGCTTCCTGAGTTATAGCACAGGGCAAAACACCTTTTGCCATGTAGCCTAAACCACTATCAACCACACTACTGATGGAACCCAAGTGCTGGTGATCAGCCCCAAATCTACGGTAAAAACTTTCCCAAAAGGGTACCCCGCGAGTTAATTCTAATCCACACACACCAATTGCTGACCGCCACCGGTCGAACTCCAATTCACAATTCCATGGAAGCAAGGACACGACATCCTTGCTGACAGCAACGTAGGGGTTACGAACCATACGATACCCATTACCAGTTAGGATGGGTTGAGACTGGCAAAACTCGACTCGCTCAAAAACATAGCATTTGGGTTCGATAGTTAACCGAAAACCAAAATCGAGAAACCAATCACCGATATGATCCAATTTGTGAACATCACGCTTCTCACAAATGACAACACAATCATCGCCATTGTTGGCCAAGTGTGCACGCAAGCCACAATGTTCAAAATACCCTAATACGATGCTAGACATAATAAAACAATTACCCATAGAAGTGTTAATATCGCCCGACATGCGGCAACCATCGACATTATATGCCACTGAACCGTCACACGCAATACCCTTACCCACATTATACAACTGCCACTTGAGTAACATAGCAAGCTCACTAGAACCAAAGACTGAGTTGTAATAAGAATGTTCGTACTCCAATGCCTCAACAGAAACATGTTGATCAAATCTTGAGGCATCGAGACCAACAGCAACAGGCTCACAATAACTCATCCAATTATATCTAAGCTGCTTAGCTACCCCAGTGGCATTAAGGCCCTTAAGTACTACATTATATCCACAATGTCTACGAAATGCATCAAACATGGCCTTCTCAAATGGCTTCAGATACCTACCCACTTCTACATTATATCGTGGGCTCCGTGGCTGGATTACACGAGGAGCTGGATCCGGTTTATCAGCAGTAATACGAACTTTCTCTGCTTTCACGAAAGTCTTAACAAAAGAGTCGCTTCTCTGAATAGCCCTCACGCAAAGGCTAGCGACCGCCTCACTGTAAATAACACGCTTGCGA